AAGCCGTATACGACGCATATCAAATCGATGATAAGTTTCTAGAGGCGATGTCCTATACGAATAACAGTAAGAAAATTATCGAGTGGCGTACGAAGAATAAAAAGAAACTCGATACATTAAATAAGAGATTGGCGAAGCTGCATGATGATCGCAAGAAAGCCGAAGAAGATAACAAGACCCATACGAAACGATATGCGGATATTCTCGCAAGGATCAAAAAATATAGAGACGAGCGCACCGAATTAAACGCGTTAATCAAAGTGGACGATCACCCGCACAAGATCGAATCCTTCGAATTCACAAACGGCAATCACATCGGTTATTTAATCTACGATCATCTGGGTATTAAGGATCGTACGCACCGAATCCAAAAAGGAAAGAAACGATCGACATCGGCGGACGTACTGAAAATGTACTTCGAAGACGAGCCGACATTAAAACCACTCGCAACGGTGGCGGAATATCAAACGTTACTAAATACGTTCGTACTAAAGATTCCGCAAGTAATGGAAGTAGACGGGCGCTTTCATTCGAAATTCGATGCGGGCGGAACGAATACAGGTCGATACAGTTCTGCTGCATACAACGGAAGACCGATCGACATACTGGACGAATTTAGATAGGGCGCTATATGCGCTCTTTTTTTATTTCGTTAACCCGATTACGAAAATGTGCTGCGTTTATGTACGTGTAAGGACAAAGAGCCTTAACAAACAATTGAAACGGGGTTATTAATTATGAACAACGCACAAGCAAACGAAATTAAAATCGGTATGAAATTATCGGGAGCATTAGCAATGCAAGCAATGGAAAAGTACAAGATTAAAAACGTAGATAAAAACGGCTTCACGTTTTGGCTAGATAACGGCAAGTTATTCGGACACGGCATTGGAATGAGTACGCACGAACGCGATCGCGACATTACGTACTTCTTAAAAAATACATTCGAAGTGGTCGGGCTTATCGTAGAGCCATTCGCAAAAGGCGACATCGTTAAAATTAATACGAATACGGCTGACGTATTACTTACGGACGGCGAGGTCGTGGAAGTTGTCGAGTATGATCCGACAAAGCATTTCCCGATCCGAGTTAAGAAAGAAGACGGACGCGAAGCGGTTATCATCGAAGAATATGCGACAAAGTTAACAGAAAGCGAAATTAAAGCGATCGAAGAACAGAAACACTTCAAAGCGGTCAACGCTTTAAAGAAGGGCGACTTCGTACGAATTACGAAAGGCGATCGATTCGGGTCTAATTTCGAAACAGGCGACATCGCGGTCGTAGTATTCCAAGAGCCTAAAGAATGCGGCGTACCTATTCGAGTAGCGCCGTTACACACACCAACGTCGGGCGCGTCAGAGTGGGCGCGATGCAAAGAAGTAGAGATCGCTACGCAAGAAGATGCGACAAAAGCGAAAGTCGAAATGGTTAAGGAAGGCGCACACGTTAAGATCGTAGGCGACAAACATACGAAACCTCGATACGCTTCGCACGGACTTAAAAATGATCGCGTAATTATCGTAACAGGAAAGCATAGCGACGGTTTCGGCATCATCGGACAAGCCGACGGAAAGGGTTTCAGACTATCAATCCATGCGCTAGACTTCGAAATTATGACGCCGAAAGAAGTTAAGGCATACAAAGATTCGCAAGTAAATACGGAAAAAGGCGCATACCTGATCGTAACAGGTCAAGGCACGAAGAAGTACGATATCGGCGAAGTAGTAGTCGCGGTCGGTCGAAAAAGTAACGACGGTTTATACATTACGAAACTAGACGGAAGCGTCGAAGGTTTCAAGTACTACGAAAACTTACGAAACGCAACGGCTGCCGAAGTCGAAGATGCGAAAAAAGAACTCGCTGCGATCAAGCAACGTAAGATGTTCGAAGATCTAGGACGTCAAGAGGGCGAATTAAAGAAAGGCGATATCGTTCGCGTTGTGAATACATGCGGCGGATTGCTAGAAGTCGGAGATATCGGCGAAGTAATTCAACAAAACAAACCACATGACGCACAAGTTAACGTAAGCGGTCGATCTAGCTCAGCTAACTGGGCAACGGTTGAACTAGTTACACCAGTAGATCACCGATTAGATCAATAACGAATAGGACGCCTTCGGGCGTTCTTTTTATATCCAAATAAACGAAAGAGAGGCGATAGTATGGCGGCATTTCCTATCGATGTTAACGACAATAACTATATCGATATCGTAAAGAAACTCGTACAAAATGACGATAAGGTATCGAAGGGGTCAAACTTGCAAAACATTCCCGCAAGATCGAAAGAAGGTAAGCGAGTACGTGGCGCATTTAAACCGCGTGAAGGTTGGTTTTATTTAGCTGCCGATCTATCGCAAATTGAGCCGCGAATTATGGCGCATATCATGTGGACAGTATACGGCGATAACTCGCTGCGATCGATTTTTACTGCGGGCAAAGATTTATATACAACAATGGCAATGATGGTTTTCAATCTAGACGAAAAGTATTGCATAGACAAGGCGTATGATCCTACAGGGCGTTTCCAACCTCGCGCAATGATGAAAACGGGCGTACTAGCGAAATCATACGATCAGAAAGTCGATAACTTCTGTACGACGATGGGTGTTACGAGAGAAGTCGGCGATATGTTTTATGAGAAGTTCGATACGGCGTTTCCTTCGTTTATTACGATGGTACGTGATAAAAGACAATTTGCATATGATAACGGCTATAGCGAAACTTTATACGGACGAAAGCGCCGCTTCCCTTATCTCGCTGAACATTCGAAACTAGTAAAACGCAATGAGCGTAAGTTAATGGACTATTACATCGAACGCAAGCGAGTGCGCGGACAGTATGCGAAGACAAAAGCGAAGCACCTGCAAGAAAGGCTCGACGAATTAGAAGAGTTAATCAAGCCACTCGCGGATATGCGCAACATGGTATCGTACTGGGAACGAGCTAGCTTTAACTCAGTAATTCAGGGCACGGGCGCGGATATCCTAAAGATTAATATGATCGGACTATATCACGAATGTGTAAAACGTGGTTGGTATTTTAACGCAAGTATTCACGATGAAATAAAGGTCGAAGTACCTGCGAAGGATCTGACGAAAGAAAACTGCGATCTGATTACTAAATACATGACGGAATCGGTAGAACTATCGCTGCCGTTAAAATCCGATACAGTTATCGAGACGGTTTGGGGTGCTGAATACGATCCCGACGACTGGGACTTCGAAAAACAACAACCGAAAGTTTCATAGAATTAACCCGAAAAGGCGACCGCCCTGCGTTTATGTACGTGTAAGGCGGATCGCCTTTTATTTTATTTGAAAAGAGGTATTTATATGTTAGACACAATTAAGGTAGCGAAAGAGAAAGTCGTAAATTATTTCGAAAAACAGGAAGTTAAGTACACGAAGAAAGACGCGATCTTCGATACGGTGATCGGCGTAGGAACTGCGCTTGCATTATCGGCGGTAGCGAAACAAGGCAATTACTGGGCGGTAGGTACACTCGCTGCGCTAGCAATGGCGGGGAACTTCGCAAAAGGCATGACGCTAGGGAGGGTACAAGGTCGTAAAGAAGGCACGAAAACAAAGGATCGCACGAATGGCAAGATCCCGAAATTCGATACGATTCGCGGACTCATTACGCATGAAGATCTCGAAGAAGTATTCGTCGTACAGTTCTATACGAAGAATGGAAAACCGATCATGCAAACGGCGAAGCCGATTTATACATACATGAATGCGGTGATCGAAGGATCGCAAGGGCTAGAAGACATTGAACTAGCAACGAAATTCAATATCGAAAAATACTACAAACGCAAAGGGGACAACTAATATGACGACATTCAACGTAGAAAACGTGCTAGCTAAACCATCAATGAAAGAAGTATTTACGGTATTCGATTTCGAGACGACGGGACTCGACTACATGGAAAATCAAGTCGTAGAGGTTGCCGCAATTCGTACGGACTTAACGCAAGAACTGGGACGAATGCATATGTATGTTAAATTACACGAAGGTAAAAAGCTGCCTGACTTCCTGATCGATAATACAGATCTTCGCGAGCACATGCTAACGAATGGCGTACACGAATTGCAAATGATGATCGTATTACAATCATTTATCGGTAATAGCACATTAGTAGCGCACTATCTACCTTTCGATGCTGCGTATCTATCAAAATTCGGAATCCGACACGAATCATTCTTATGTACACGATCTATCGAACGTTTCTTAAATCCTACGGAATCCGCAAGTCTAGATCCTACGGCAAAGCGTCGCGGCGTTAAGCTAGAGGGCGCACATAGAGCAATGAACGACATCGAAGCTACGATCGGCGTACTTAAATCGCAACTAAAGGAAATCGAAGAAAGACGCATTCCACGCGCTCATATTTCGAATATGATTATTGATAGTGAAGAGCGTCCGAATAAATTCAGCCCTACATATGCGAAGGTTAAAACACCGAAAGAGATCGAGCTATCAGGGAAACGTGTGAAGGTTCGCGACAAGAATAGTCGTTTCCATAACGAAAAAGGGACGATCACGGAAGCGTACCTACAGGGCGTAGTAAAAGAAAACAAAGGCTTAAAAATCGACGGTTACGACGGCGATCGCATTCTAGTAATACAAATGGACAATGGATTAGGATCTGCGGTACTAAACGAAAATCTAGTGAAGTATAACGGGGGCTACAAGGCATGAGAGAATACGCAATCAATCGGATTTTAGGCGAAAGAGACGTAGTTAAAAGGACGTTTGTAGCTGACGAATTCGGGCTGCGACCAATCACGCTAAAAGATACGATCGTAGTATTCGAGATCGGAGCGCCTAACAATACGCAACTAATTAATAAAAGATTCCCTACGAAACAATGGCACGAAATTAAAAAACGCGGCTTCGTAACAGTCGGTTAATATAGATCGAGATAGGGCGGCATATGGTCGCTCTATTTTTTTATTTAATTATTGTTGACATGACGAAGGTATCAATGTAATATAATAGACAAGAAAGCAAAACAGCCAATCGACGGGCTTCACCGCGGACGTGACGACTAAGGCGCGGGATTAAATAAACTAAAATGATAAGGTGGTCATATATATATGAAAGTAACGAACGCATTCAACGAGAGAAGACATAAATTATTAGCGGAAGGATCAATCGAGCCGAAGTACTTCGCAATTTGCGACTACGGCGTAACAGGTGTCGCTGCAATTATCGGCGCACCAAACGACGAAGCTGCGGAAGCGTTCTACGATAACGTGATCGGAAGCACTTCGCCATTATGTCAGAAATTCGGATGTACTGCGATGGAGGTAGGTCGAGATAACGCCGTGCGAGCTATAGGCGTAGGTGTAAAGTATTACGATATTAATACATTCGAAAAGGTGGCAAAATAACATGATGAAATTTTACGGTATTAAGGATTATAATGTTAAGAGTGGTAAAGAGTTCGTAACGGTAATACAAACGCCTTCGCACGTCGATGCGCGTTGGTACTACGTAAATAAGTTAAAAGAGGACGTATGTATTATCGATATATCATCGCATGAGCTGAACGGAATGCAAGCTACGAATCTATTACATAGCGGAATTACTTTTCATACATTCGTAGGAGTTAACGAACATTTAAATAATATCGAAGAGGTGGTCGTATGATTAAAGCACGCATTAAACTAAAGTCAGGCGAGACCGTAACGAAGGAATTCGAAGATCGCGACGCATTGATTCGATTTCTTAACGAAGGTCACGAACTAATACGAGCACTAGAGAAATAGGGCGCTATATAGGCGCTCTTTTTTGTGTGCAAAAATAAACTTGACAGATAGCCGAATGTATGCGTCGGGCTGCGTTTATGTACGTGTAAAAGCAAAACGATCCATGACAATTACATAGGAGGCGATAAGGTGAGTTTATTTAAGGTCGTAGATGTTTTAGGAACTGAGAAGAAAACTACCGCAACGAAGACGAAGAAAGATGTCTCAGAACTGCCGAAACGTGGCGGCGATAGCGATGTCGCAAACAGGCTGATCGATATGCTCGATAAGTGGCACGGCAATAAGGAGATATGGGACGACGAACTAGACGCGAAGATTCACTACTGGGAATACGAGATTCGTACGACCAATAAAAAGCGCCTGCCGTGGGGTAAACGAGGTACTAAGTACTTTACACCATCGAGTACGAATAGCGATAGCCGCGAATTGTACATGAAACACATTAAATCTGAACGCGATCAGCATACAGGGCGACCGCATCAAGGGCGATGGACTCGAATGGGTACGGCATACGGCGATATGATCCAACGCGATCTATTATTCATCGAGAAGCATTGGAAATCGCAATTCGGCGAAGATCCGCCATTCGTACCATATTACGTTGAGGTCAACGGCAAACGTTATCCCGCATGGGAAAAATTCAGTCAAACGATCTCGCACGTAGAGCATAACGGGCAAATCGTTTCGATCTTAGGGCAATGTGACGGAATCCTAGTCGATACAAAGACGGGCGAGCTAGTCTTGTTAGAAATCAAGTCGAAGCAAACTACGTCCGCACAAACGGGATTCTATTCGATGAAAGAAGTCGGCGAGGATCACAAAATGCAATCGATCACATATTCGATGTTGTTCAAAGATATGCACATTAGTAGAGGCGTCGTATTATACGGCAATCTATCGAAAAAATCGTGGATCATGAGCGAAGAAGATTATATCGCAAATCCTGATATCAGGGCATTCGAAATCGATTTCGCACAAGAAACGAAAGTGCAAATTATGGACAAGTTCAAGCATATTCTAGATTGCGTAGACGCAAAGACGCCGCCGAAGTTCGACGTTACGAAATTTACGTTCAACTCATATAAAGAGGCGACCGTAGCTTCGTTAACTGCCGAAGAGTATGCGGAAATCAGCGATCAAGTAAAGCGTATTTCCCGTTCCCGAATGCCGCAATGGAAGAAAAATAGCGTGCTAGAGGCATGGCGCTATATCGAGGAAAATTGGAAGGGCGACGACAAGCAATGCGACGCCGCTTTCTAGGACTCGATCTCTCGTTAGCAAGTGCGGGCGTAGCTATCATCGATCTAGAAGACGGGAAACTAGATCTAGTACATAAATTCCGCATTAAAACGAATCCACGACAAAGGCACGGGCAACGCCTACACGTAATCGCGACGGAACTCAAAAAGGCATCGATAGAATTCGCGCCATTCGATACGATCATTCGCGAAAAGGGTTTTAGTAGATTCGCACAAACTACGCAAGCATTATTTAAAGTCGTTGGGATCAGCGACCTTGTGCTTCGTGATTATGCGATCGAAGAGATTTCCCCTACTACGATCAAACGCGTAATGACGGGCGACGGCAAGGCGGACAAGAAAGCCGTAGAGACGGCGGTACGTAGGTACTTAAATCTATCTGACGATTTTATCTTTATATCTGACGATGAATCGGACGCGTGCGCGGTCATTCTGACTCACCTAGTAGAGAAAAAGATCATCGAGAAGAGGGGTTAATAATATGACAAAGGGGATGAAACATGTGATAGTAGCGGACGGTATCGTCGGAGTCGGTAAAACGACATTAGCGAAATTACTAGAAAAAGAGTTAGGGATTAAGTTATACGAGGAAATCGGAAGTCAGGACACGTTAAACCTGCTCGATAGATTCTACGCGAAGAAAACTAGATGGGCGTTTACTACGCAAATCCACTTCTTAAATACACGATTCGCGCAAATTAAGGAGATCCACAAGAAAGACGGCGGCATCTTAGATCGTTCGATCTTCGGTGATCGTATCTTCGCGGAATTACTAGCGGAAGATCTCGAAGACGGCGGCGAGGGCATGACGTGGGAAGAATTCCGCACGTACGATACGTTACTAGATTCAATGTTAGAACATACGCAAGCACCTACGCTATTAATCTATCTAGAGTGCGATGTAGATACGGCTATGCAACGAATCGCAAAACGTAATCGCGGAATCGAAAGTGAAGTAGATCGCGGGTACTGGGATCGCTTAAATGAGAAGTACGCAAAATGGTACGAAATGTACGATAAATCCCCGAAGATCAAAATTAATGTAGCCGAACTCGATTACGTTAACGACGAAGAAGACAAAAAGAAAGTCGTACAAATCGTTAAAGATGCGTTAATTAAAATCGGGAGGTTATCGGCATGACGTGCGAAGCCATAATCAGAGGCAAAGAATGCGGTAAGCCTGCGGCATGTAGTGGCGTTGTTCTAACAATGAGCGGCGTCGTTACCGTCCACGCCTGCGAAACGCACCGTAAAAGAAGCGGATTTTTCGAAGATAAGCAAATAGATAATCAGGAGGTAACAAAATGATTAGAGGTATCTTAGGTATTATAGGAATTCTAGCGATCGCATTCTTACTATCGAAGGATCGCAAGAATATTAAACTTCAAACGGTATTCGTAGGTTTGGCGATGCTGATCGGCTTCGCTGCGTTCGTAATGAAATCCACTATCGGGATCAAGGCGCTCGAAATGGCATCGAATGGCGTTCAACACTTCATGGATTATTCGAAGGGCGGGATCGAATTCGTATTCGGTGATCTAGCGACTGGGAATTTCGTATTTTTCTTCCATGCGTTAATGGTTATCGTGTTCATTAGTTCGCTAGTATCGTTACTATACTACTTCGGGATCATGCAAAAGATCGTTAACTTCTTCGGTACAATCATTTCTAAATTAATGGGCGTATCTAAACTAGAGGGCGTTAATGCGATCGGCTGCGTAGCACTAGGCGCATCAGAAGCACCGATCTTAATTAAGCCGTATCTTACGAAGTTAACAAAAGCTGAGTTATTCACGATCATGACGTCGGCGCTAGCGTCGGTAGCGGGTTCTATTCTAGTCGGCTATGCTGCGTTAGGTATTCCGTTAAATTATCTATTAACGGCTGCGGTTATGGCAATTCCTGCCGCATTACTGATCGCAAAAATCATTATGCCAGCGACGGAAGAGTCAAGCGTAAAAGACGTAAATCTAGTTAAAGACGAAGAGAGCGCGAATATGTTCGACGCAATGGCGCGAGGTGCGCAAGAGGGCATACAAATCGTAGTTTCCGTAGCTGCTATGTTAATGGCGTTTATCGCAATCGTAGCATTCGCAAACGGTATTCTAGGCGGCGTCGGCTCGCTATTCGGGATCGAAGGACTTACGATCGAGTCGATTCTAGGTTACTTATTCGCGCCGTTGGCGTGGCTGATCGGCGTACCTAACGGCGATATTATGCAAGCTGCGTCATTCATCGGACAAAAGACAGTATTAAATGAATTCGTAGCGTTCGGGCACTTAGTTGACGCTACAATGTCACCGAAAGCGATGCTAGTAGTTACATTCGCATTATGCGGATTCGCTAACTTCTCAGTAATCGCAATCTTACTAGGATCTATCGGAGCTTTAGCGCCTTCTATTCGTAAGGACGTAGCAAAGTTAGGCTTCCTAGCGTTAATCGGCGGATTGCTAGCGAATTTATTAAGCGCTGCGGTCGCGGGTATGATGTTCTAAAATATGAGAGTTAAAGGGCGGGATCTTCGGATCTCGTCTTTTTTGTTGTTTATCGGCGTTTATGTACGTAGGAGGCGATAGTATGGAAATTAAACCACGATATATAATTGCGATTTATGATACACCGCAAGAAAGAGACGAAGCAAACAAAGTATACGAGAATTATTACGAAGGTACTTTTCTGCACGATAAGATCAAAATCGAAGCCATAGCCGTAGGGCAATCGGTAAGGGGTAAGCGATGGAAGCATCTTCGAATTTCTAAAGTAATCGACTGTACGCGAAGACGTCCCGTTAATTTTAAATGGTGGCATCAATGCGTAAAACCTTCGTTAGCGCCTGATTGTAAATTCGATAATGGGGAGCGATTCGATGTCTAAAGTACGTACATTCACGTTGCAACTAGTCGGCGATGTATCTGCGGGAAGGCTCGAAGACGCACTATATGTCGGACTAGAGCGTAACGAGGAAGAATGGAAGACATTCAGTATAAAAGAGGTGGGCGAAGATGAAAAGAACGATCAGTAAATTAATCGATACTGCGGTAATATTCGTCGTACTATCGTTAGTATGGGCGCAATCAGTATTCGGGAGGGATCGCCGTCATGATTAAACTAAAACAGGCGAAGAACGTCGGCGAGCTTATCGAAGTCTTATCGCAATATAAATTCAGTACACCGATCAATACGACTTGTAACGAGTGTCGTCACGGTTGGTCGGGCGGATCGGTAAGCGTCGAAGATTTTACGAATCAGACATACGGCTATATAGACCTACACATAAACCAATCGGGCTATAAATCGAATATGACGCGCGACGAAAAAGAATTTAAGATCTATCAAATGGCGCACCTACTGGGGCAACGGGTCGGATCTTTATATGATAAAAGCGATCACGACTTGCATGTCACGTACCGTTCGTTATGGCGAGATCTAGAAGTCGAGTCTATTCGGTTATGATTAACGAAGAGATTCGCGACTTAATTACGAGGCGACGACATCAGATCCTAGTACATTCGTGCATTTACTATCAGTTCAATACGAATATACTAGACGATCATACGTATGATAGGTGGGCGATCGAGCTAGGCGAACTACATGCGCAATATCCTGCCGAAGCAAAAGTCGCTGATATGGCGAAAGAGTTCGAAGGGTTCACGACGGAAACCGCATCGGGCTTCGATCTGCCGTATCACCACCCGTATACAGTTCGAAAAGCTGCATGGTTAATCGAATTTCATAACGCACAAATAAAAAAGAGGCGCTCAAATTAATGAGACGCCTTTTCTTTTTGCTTTATATTATAAATGCTATCGCTTTCCGTGTATTCGGTATTTTGTATCGGTACTGTAACCATAATATCAGTAATATCGCAACCCAGTACGCTGCATATGCGCACAAGATGCGTAACGTTTAATAGGAATGCTCGATTTTCGCAAATGTCATTTACAGTCGGCTGATTTAATCCGCTTAATTCCGCTAGTGATCGCTGCGATAAGCCGATTTTTTCTAGATACTCGCGTAATACGAATCGTATGCCCGTCCCCGTATTTGTGCGGTGTAACGGCTCGAAATCCTTATATTTAGCTTTTTCCCAACGCGGCTCGTCTTTCGTAACGTTGTCGAAATTAACATATTTTAAGTTATTCATCTATATACCCCCGATAATATCGATATCTTATTATTATATCTCATTTTACCACAAATATACGCGCTGCTGCAACGTTTAAAATTAATTGTTGACATACTCGCGGTATCGTTATATGATTAACTCAACAAATTAATACGACGGAGGTTTCAGAAATGGAACAAATGAACTTATTCGAAATACCTGTTACGACTGTAATAGCAACGCAATTAAGTGGAAGTATCGACATCTTATCGCCGACAATCGAACAGGTTGCGGAATCAAAGGAGAGCGTCGAATCGGGACTAGCGCCAACGTGGGAAGTTCACTATTACGATAAGGCTAAAAGAAGTCGTATCGATTGGATTCGATCAGAAACCGAAATACAAGCATCGCAATTATTGCGCGAAAAAGTTAAAGATAACGTATATTTTGTCGATAAGGTTGTCAGATCGAAAAGATCGCTAGAAGAGATCGAAGCGCTCGATTAATTTTTAGCCTCAATTACGCAACTTGCGTAAATTTAAATGTACGACTATATAGGGGGATTTTATTATGGTAAACCTTACAACTACATTAGAGATCAACGCACTCGTAGAAATGGCGGCACATGCTCGACTAGTTGCGTCACAATCCGATAACATGGATCTAGTGATCGCATCGGGTGAAATGGTTAAATCAGTCGAAGCAATGATCGCAAATACATCGTATACGCCTGCTGAGTTTCATCGAATGTCTATCGATAGATACAAGAAACTAGTAGAAGAGCAAACGAAGGACGCCGAATAGGGCGTCTTTTTAGCGCTGAATTACTTGATTAGTTACGCAAGTTGTGTAATAATGTTCGTAGATAATTAAATGCGGGGGTTATTATATATGAATTTACAACAAACCGTACGATCATCGATCACGGTAATTTTTAGATTAGCTGCGCTAATTACTGCGGTACTATTCGGGCTATTCTCGCTAATGAGCTTTTTCTCAAACGATTACGGAAATGACGGCATTTTCAACGGAATTGTATTTCTAGTATCGGGCGGCTTAACTGCTGCATTCTTTATGTTTATGGCGGTAGTTATCGAATTAAAGGAAGCTACGCTAGTAGAGCTGCGACAACTTAACGAAAAAGAATAGATCATCGAAGAAGGACGCCTACGGGCGTCTTTTTTTGCGTTTATGTACGTGTGAGGTGATCGAATGAGTGCAAAAGCATACGCAAAACTGGGCGTAATGGCTTCGGGGAAATCGCTAGAGCTGCTAAAAACGGCGGACACCTACGAAAGATCAGGGCGTAGAGTTCTCGTATTTAAACCGAGTACAGATACGCGAGAAGGTGACGATCGTGTCGTAAGTAGGATCGGAATAGGTCATACGGCAAAGGCGATAGATCCTGATACGGGGGCGGGTACGGTATTGGCATTCGCAATTATGCGTAGCCCTGACGTTATCTTAATCGACGAAGCGCAATTCTTATCACGATATTGTATCGAGGCAATTATAACGCAAATAGTCGATAAGAGAGATATTCCCGTAATATTCTACGGACTTAAAACGAACTTCAAAGGCGAGCTATTCGAAGGATCTGCCGCATTATTCGCACTAGCGGACGACGTTTCCGAAATCAAAGGATTATGTCGCTGCTGCGATCGTAAAGCGACGATGAACTTACGTTTTGTAGACGGCAAGCCCACGAAGCAAGGCGAAGAAGTACAAATCGGCGACGAAGAGTATCGAAGCGTTTGTCGCAAACATTTCTATAACTGGGAGGAATTTTAATGCAAACAAAAACACAAACAAAAAAGAATCTAGTACCAATTAAATGCGAATTACGTGTCGCACCAACAAACCCGAAAGCCTTTCACCTGATCGAACTTAAAACAGGTCGCGAAAAGGTAGTAGCATTCGGCGACATCTTCCCGCTAAAGGGATCAAAGAACTTCTTAAATGATCTAAAGAAAGATTTACGAATCGAAATCGTTAATCAGGTCGAGTATTTCCGCGGCGTGCGCAAGGCGATTAAAGAAGGATTGATGTCATAATGCGTAAACTACGAACCTTACTGATCGTATTCGGCTTTATGCTTACGTTTACGGCTATGACATTATCTATCGATAAGATGCGAGAATCTAAGACAACTATCGAAACGCTAGAGGACAATCTAGCACGAGAGAAAGCGAATCATAATAGCGTTAAAGAGGATCGCAAGAAAGCCGAAGATAAGGTCTACGAACTGAATTCGAAAGTTAACGAACTAGAAATCGAAGTCGGCGCATTACAACAAGATCTAGCCGTAGAGCGCGAGAATCATAATAAAACGAAACTCGAAGATCATTCGAAATCGGAAGTTATCGAAAACTTAACGGGCGAGGTCGATAAGCTAAAAAAGCTACGGGCGTCCATCGTTGATAAGCAAAAGAAGGTAGAGCCAAAAGAGGCGAAGCCGTCCGAAGCTAACGAAGGTGGGCGCGAAATAGATATGAGAGTTACGGCGTACGGCGCTGATTGCAAAGGCTGCGAAGGGAAAACGGCAAGCGGAACGGACTACACGCAAGGACGTACGCTCGCCTGTCCACCACAATATAAATTCGGCACGAAGATCGATATTCCCGATCTAGGCGGTACTTATATTTGCGAAGATCGCGGCGGTGCAATACAGGGCAATACGTTCGATATGTTTCACGGATCTAGCGAGGCTGCGACGTCTTCGTTCGGCGTGAAATATGTAACGGGATATATACGAGAGTGAGGGCATACGCCTTCGCTCTTTTTTATTTGCCTAAATGCCGATATGTCGCTGCTGCGGCGTTTATGTACGTGTAAGGCAAAACAACGAAAAGAGGCGAAGAAATGAAAAAGATGATGGTCGGAAGATTATTTGTATGGTTTGGTGCGGGTGCGTTTGCGGTAGGTATTAGATACGGCATCGCGGGCAATCCGTTATCAGAATTTATTCAATACGTAGTAGCAATGTTTGCAATGTCGTACGGCATTAATCAGATCGTGAAGGGCGGGAAGGAAATTGCATAATACAGTAATTATCGGCATCGCGGGCAAGATGCGAACGGGAAAAGATACGATCGCCCGATTAATGGCGAAGGATCGTCGCGGTAAGTTTCAACGTGGCGCATATGCGGACGAACTAAAAATGCAAGTGGATCGCAAGTACGGAAAGCAAGAAGGCGGAAAGCGCCGTGCATTGTTGCAACACGAAGGGCAAGAAGAGCGCAAACATGATGCATTAGTTTGGATCAAACGACTGCAACCGAAGATCGATTTCTTACGAACAACGGGACATAACGTAGTTATCACGGACGTACGACAACAAAATGAAATCGACTCGCTGCGAGAACAGGGCGCATATATCATTCGCGTAAATGTGAGCGACGAGATCCGAAAGCAACGCATTATCGATGCGGGCGACGAGTTCAAAGAGGCGGATTTCTATCACGAGACAGAAACGGCAATCGATGCATTCGAAGTGGATTACGAAATCAATAACGAGGGTGGCTTAATTCAGTTAGTGCAACAACTGGACGCGATTCTAATTAGTATCGACGGTATCGAGAAAAGGCGAATTGCTGCGAATAAATCATGGGACGAATTCGTTAAAAAGATCAATCAGGATATGAAAACTATCTCGCGTAAGGAGGCGTTAAGAAGTGGGCGTATCTAACTTCGATAAACAGGCGGCAACAAAACGATTAGAAGCACGATTCGAACTACATAACGCTAAAGGCGTCGAGGCATTACTAGAGCAACAACATAACATACGATCTTCTGCGGAATCACGCGGCGATACGGCTGCAATCGATCTGCTATCAGATCTAGAGAACGCAATCTATCAGGCGGAATTAACGGACTTGCAAGCGCGCTGCATCGACCTTCGTTTCGGTAGAGATCTATCAAATATAGAAACTGCGCAAATTATGGGCGTCGATAAGTCTACGACAAGCCGTAATACGAAAGCTGCATTAAAAAAGATCGCCGATGTATATACGGCGTGGAATTACTAGGAGGGCTACACATGGAAAAGCAAATTACTAACATCGAAGAATATAAATTAAACTTTACTAGAATGTTTGTCGGAGACTTTAAAGCCGTACTTATCGAAGAGGCGAAAAAGCTAGTCGATCTAATGTTACCGATTCACGATCGTATGGCTGCGGTGGAATTCTTAACGGATCAATATACGAAGCAAGTCGGAAAGCCGCCTACGGACGTACGTCTACGTAATGATAAAAATAAAATGATCGGCGTACTCGAATATCTAGCGGATCACATTCTATACGAAGCACTAGAAGGAGATACACGCGTCGATAAAATGACGTTAGAAGAATACCCAGTAATGACCGATAATCAGGCGAAAAATCGCATTATCAGTCGTGGAGAAATTACGGTAGATGTACAACGTGCGTGTAGAACGGTAGGCGCTGACGATATGAACTATCGCAAACCTACACGACGTATTCTGCGCCCGTACGAAGAGGATAGTCTAAATAAGCGTAAAGACGCGAAGTTATCGAGTGAGAACGAGGCATACCGAAAGGCTACGCAATCTAGCAAAGTTACACGATCGAAGGTTGCTGCGTAATGACTATAGGACAGTTACTCGCGCATTTCAAAAGAAAGCCGCATGTACGCAACGTTCTAAAAGATAACTACTTAAAGCTCACGAAAGCTGAATACGCTAACTTATGCGACTGGGAACACGTTCACGTAAATATGACCCCAGTTAACAAAGACTATCGACTCGACGACGGTGTAAATATAATAGAAGTATTCTGTAAAAATAATGTATTTAAATTATGGATAGAAGTCAGTAATAAGAGCGTAGTTAGGTCTTACTTAATGTAGGATCTAACTTTTTTCTTTTTATAGTTGACATGTTTGCGATATCATATTATTATGTAATTAAGCAAGTTGCTAAAAAACAACGAAGGGAGCGCGGTCACTATGAAGAAAGAGCAATTAAAACATAGCATCATCGCACTATTACAGGAAAACGACGAGTTATTAGTATCAGAGATTACAACGAAACTAAATACTCGCTATCATGGCGGATATGCTCAGTATACTAACGAGCGAGTACTAGATCTATTAAAAGAAATTCAAGTCGAAAGCGGCGTACAAGGTGGCTCAATCGAATTGACTGCGCCGACGCAAGAAGTTGCGACGCAAACCGACGTTGTATTTGTCCCTATGCCGTACGACTTATTCTATAAATTAAAGCCGTGGAAGAGATATACGCCGAAAGCGATCAAACGTCGCACGGTACGAAAACTATTCTATTAAAATCGAAAGAGGTTGATTATATGTTTAAAAAAATTACTACCCTAACTATTGCTTTAGGAATGACAATCGGATTCACAACGGATTACACGAAAGTAACTGCGCAAGCAACGGGCGTACAACAATACGAGATCGCGCACATTGACGAAGAAAAATTCGTAGGGATCAGCGAAGATATTAATGATAATGTCGTAATCTACTTCGAAGGAGATAGCGAATCATTGCGCAACAAAATAGAGCACGGCAAGATCATCGAGGTTACATACGGACAGGCTCACGACGATATCGTAGACGTAAAGATCGACGACACGAAAGAGGCTTACGAGATCAGCGACAAGGCGGGTATAGAGCTATGATAGATAAATACATGAAGTTACTAGAAAAGGTTTATGATCTGTTCGAAAGCCGCAAATGTAGTGCGAAATGGTTTGATGATACTGCGAATTACATACATAAAAAAATATGGATTATCGAGACAAAGGACGCCGCATAGGGCGTCTTTTTTGCGTTTATGTACGTGTAAGTACAAAACGATAAGGAGGCGCATATATGAGTAAAATCTATATCGCGGTACACAAAGAGACGAAACAATTATTAGAAGGTGCACGCGGACAGGCGGCATACAAACGACGTGAGTCTATCGGTCGATCGATGGGACAGTCAGGTCACAAAAAGGGCACATACGACATAATCGAAGTAGATGCGGCAAAGCTGATCGAAAAGGCGTTTAATACGCAAGAATTTAAGATCGAAGTGATTCATTCTACTAACTGGAATGACGAGGCTTTCGTAGAAATGAATATGCCTAAAGGCTGCGAAGATATTTCTATCGGCTCATTATCAGAGTATCCCGAAGACGCTTCGTTAGGTCGCGATCTTAGTTTCGTATACTCAATTCCAACGATGATGAAACGCGCATACGAGGCGGGTGTACGTGGTGACGTGTTTGTAGAAACACATCGCGACGAAGAAGAAGACGAAGAATAGGAGGGCGAAAAAATGACAGTAGAAGAAATGCAAGCAAAGATTAAAGAACAAGAAGGGCGTATCGGCGATCTAGAATGCGCGTTAAGTGGTTGTCTTTCTACGATGGATAACATTCACGGATATGACTACGACTCGTATCGCGAGGGTATGCGAGTATTAAACGGCGAGGACGAAGAATAATGCCGAACATTAGAATGCGAATAATTCGAGGGTATGCGGTGATCGTTACAATTGCCGCAATCCTTACGTATGTACTAATTACACAATAAAAGGGACGCCGAATAGGGCGTCTTTTTAATAGGAGGGCGTTATATATGTTCAAAACAGGCGATAAGGCACGATTAAAGATCTCATTCGAAATGGTAGAGCGTGGACACGATTACACATTCGACGATCATGCGGACGTAGAGCGATTCGTACGCGGTGATATGGTCGAGATCCTACGAATTATCGATAACAAGGCGGACAAGCGCAAACATGAGAAACTAGCGGTTATTTATAACCCGAAGACATTCGCATCGACTACGCTTGCGTTATATCATCTAGAGCCAATAAAAGGCGAAATCAATATAAATGTACCTGTAAAAGTAGAGGGCGCGAAAGAGGCTGCTACAAAGATCTGCGAGGCACTAAAGAGCGTTAAAATCGAGGTCGGAGATCCGAAGAAAATCGTTAAAGGTGAGCTAGGCGGCGAGGGTATGAAGATCACGGCGACGACGATCAGCGCGAAAAATATAAATATAACAGGCTCACACCTGCATACGGGCGGTATGATTCACGGCGATAAAAAACTATCATTCTAAGGGGTTGGCAAAAATGGGGAAATTACAAACGAAGAAATCGAAAGTAGAGCACATATTACGAAAATATCCTGCGACACGGATTAACGATAGATTACTTATTCTTATGTACTGGAAACACTTCGATAACATCGCAACGATAGACGACTGCGCTACGGCAACGCCTTCGGAAACTATCACACGATTAAAGCGTAAAATCAACGAAGAAGGGCGCTACGTGGTAACGGATCAGGAGCGAAAAGAGATCTTAAAAGCCGAATTCGAAAAGGCTGCGAAGTTTAAAGAGAGACTTCGAAACAACGAATATGACGACGGTATGATCGCCATACAACCGCCTAGCGTACAAAAGTCTGTATTCGTAGAGCACTTAAAAAGCGATATGCGAGCGGTCGAAGAGCTGCAATACGTTGGCGGTATCTATGTATTCTATGATAAGTTTAGTAATCCGCTATACGTCGGCATATCAAACGACCTTTTCAAACGTACAGGGCAACATATAAATCATGCTAGTTCTAGCGTACGATTACGTGAGTTAATCGCAAACGGGACGGCACAACGTATCGATTATATGTACGTTAACAAGATTAGTCATAGAGAGATTTACGAGACATACTTAATTAAGACGCTGCGCCCTTTCTGTAACTTCGGAAAGACTGGGCTGCGCCGCAATGGAGACGAAAATATACAACATGAATACATGAATTACTATAGGAGCGCTTAACGGCGCTCTTTTTCTTTTGACCGATTCCACCTGCTGCAATGCGTTTATGTACGTGTAAGACAAAATACAATTGAAAGAGGTCGATAATATGGAATTAGACGTACAATTCGGCGGAAGTATGCCGCAAGTGGGCGACATAGTGGCGATTAGGTGGGGAAACTCGAAAGAGGTCGAGGGCTATCTCGTATCGAATCACGGCTGCTCGCTGCAATATCATCTAACAAATTTACACGGCGGTTCTACGGCTTTCTGCGAACGAAACATAACTGCATTGTTTAAAGAGATTCGAAATCATAGCAACGTGACGGAATTCAAGGTATTTTCGAAAGATGAATTCAAATTAACGCTAGAGCCAAAAACGAAGGAGGGCGCGAAATAATGAAAGTACAACTAATCGAAGCTAAAAGACCGATGCCACCACTAGGGTACGGCGATATGGTAGAAGTAACGTATAAAAACCCGTCAATTCACGAAGAGAAGCACGGATATTATCTTGTTACATACGACGATACGTTAGTAAATCTAGACGGTGGCGTACGTTTTAAAAACAAATGTCATAGCTTAGATACGCTGCTAGAAGCAATTAGAAACGATAGCAATATCGAATCGTATCGAGTTTTATCGAAAACGGAATATACGGTACAAATTCATAAAAAGGACGGTGACGCAAAATGATAATCAACGTTAAAGCAAAAGAAGAGCGAGTCGAATTAAAGAGCGGCGACATCGTGGAAATGAGTCGCACGGGAATGATATACAATCAGTTCTATATCGTAACGGGTGCGAATTATTTAATTAACCTGCGCTGCGGTAGTCACCGATATAAAGATAAGTGCCACAACAAAGAAGAGTTATTGCGTCGAATTATGGACGATTCAAACGCAACGCTAGTTAACATATATAACGGCGATAAATGGTCGCTAGACTTAATCGAAAAGGGGACGAAATAATATGATTAAAGGACAACCGAAAATCGGCGATAAAGTGGTAATTCGATGGAATTCCGAGGACGAGTACGAAAGTTATAACGAACGTGGTCGCAACGACATGGACGTATGCGAGATTGTAACGGACGGAAAACGAGTGTACTTACGTGGGTATAGTGTATATACTGGGAACGTAATGCGTGCCTTTAAAGCTGCATATCACAAAACAGTAGAATCGCTATTTACTGCAATGGGTGAATATATGCACGACGGCGTGATTAAATCGTTTCATGTGCGACGCAAAACTAACGATAGATTAGCGAGACAATTCGATATTGCGGACAGGTCGTTAGATTCACAAGACGTAGCATTCGCATATGAGAATACAAAACGTAAATATAAATAAAAAAAATGGCGGGGATCTCTTGACAGATCGCCGCCTTTTATGATTCGTGCTATTATTCGCCTTTTTATGCCTTGCGTTCCCTTTTTACCATATCGGTAATTACCGCTGCGGCTACTGATAGGGCGAAGATTACGCCGAATGATGATACGTATAAGTTTCCGAACGCTTTCGCTGCACACATAAAGACGAATGCGAATACAATTAGGAACGTTACATTTCGATTCTTTTTCATAGTATATTCGTGGATATTTCGTGTTATAATTAAGTAATAGGTAGAGCGTGCTGTCACACGCCCTATGCTATTTTACTTTCGTGAGAATCGACTTGCGATTTTGAATCTACGCTTTTTCTTACCATCTTCGTCTATGTACTCAAATTCCCATTTGACTGCGATAAACGGTAGTAAGTATTTAGCGATATCAAATCCGTATGTCGATATAAAGTGTAACACGATATCCACTTCGTAACCTCCTTTCGAAAGTATTGTACTCTCTCAAGCACATATTTATTATAACATTGATATGACGAAGGTGTCAACACTATTTGATAATTTATTTTATTTTGCAAGAAACGGCGTGATTTTAATTATATTATAGGCGAATATTATTGTATTTATACGCTTTATATATACAATTAAATACCGTTTAGTTATCTAAGAGACGCTTTATAGTCGTATCAATGTGCGTTAAATGTTCGATAAATAATCGACAAATGTGCGGTATCACCGATAGGTCGATTCTATTTACTCTATATTACGACTATCATTACGTTAAATGTATGTAAATGTAGGCTAAATATAACGACAAATATAGCGTTATATATGACGTTAAATAAGCGCCAATGTAAACAATACAGATATACGTATAATGTACGTTACCAATGCGCATAATGTACGGTTAATAGGGCGCTATATATGAGCGATTATTACGCTAAATATACCACGTTATGTACTGTTATAATAACAGGGCGGATAGTAGTCGTACCAATAGCCCGCACTATATTACCAATAGCCCGCTACCTATACGCAATACCCTACTATATAACACCCCGATATAACAAGGCGTATATAGGTCGGGTATATATGGCGCTTAGGTATACGTATGTTTACGTGCTTACGAATACCATAGCGATAATAGTAGGCGGTCAATGTGCGATATACCACACGGATATATGGCGATAGTTATACGGTACTACGATACCATACCACTACGGCACATGACGATAGTACGTCGATAGTTATGCGCAATAAGATATAGAAGTGTTATGCGTTGAGTATTCGAATGAGTTGCGAGAAAGAGTTGCGATTGAATTCATCAGCAAATCTCGCTGAGAAGAAAGGACTTCGAAACTCAGGGGGTTGAAAAGAATCGATCGACTTCTTTATTCATATCTTATTCATTCGAATGAATTCACTTGCGAAAGAAGAATGCTTTTAAATCAACGTTTCTTTTAATGCATAAAACTTTTATTAAAACAAATTGAATGCGAAAGTCTTGCGAAAGCTTTTAAATCAACGTTTAAAACGAATTGTCGAAAGTAACAAAATGTCATTCTGTTGTATTCGTCATTCATCGAAATGCATACGCCACTCACCGACGAGCCAACCCAAACCGAAATTGCGCCGACCCCCCAAGCCCCCGTCGAGACCCCGCTCAGCAATGGTATTCATAAAGCGCGCACCATTTTTAACTCAGGGCGTTGATCCTAGCGCAGCAGCTAACGAAATCCTTCCGATATCCTACCGAAAATCCTAACGAAGTCCACTTTTTATGATCCCTTCCGAAGTCCTATCGATATCTTAACGAATCCTATCGCATATCTATCGCCTGTAATTACGCAACTTGCTAAATAAGCGTATGAACGTATATTTCGAGTCCTATCATATTCCTAGCGCATAAAACGTCTTACAATCGAATCTGAGGCGTTTAAGAGATATCGGGTATTTATTAGCGTAATCTTTTCTATCGAAATTAACGCATAAGTTATCGTCTATTATCTTTTATCTTTTAATATACGCAGTCTAGCCGCCCTTTCTTGCATTATTATTGTATTGCTGCGTATCACTGAGAGCATTTTAATGCGATCAGATATATTTATATAATAGCTATCGTTTATTAATAGTTATAGTTAGTGTGACGTCTAGCCATGTTACACCAACGTCACATGGACTATTATGCAAATAATACAATAGACATAAAAGCCCGTGAATACTGCGTTAAATAGATTAGTTTACACGATGTATACAATTAATACGCAGCTAGTCGTACCTATATTATGAAGAGATAAACGCAAATAAAGCGCCGCCCTTAGTGGGTAGCGCTTTTTTCTATTACAACGATAGTGAAACGGTATTGTATACCTCGTCGATTGTATCTTGCGTAATTCCGATATAATGCAGCGTAATTTTTTCGCTCGAATGATTGAATATGCGCTGCAATGTAGCGACATCGACGCCACCTTTATACGCATGGTAGCCGAATGTCTTTCGAAGTGTATGCGTTCCGATCTCGCTCAATCCTGCGCGATCCGCAGCTTCGTTAAGAATTCGATAAGCCTGTACACGTCCGATCGGCTTCGATCCTTTACGTGACGGAAATAGGTAGTCTTCGCTATATCCCGTAATTCCCGCATCTTTGATCTCTTTCTTAACTGCGTCACTGATCGTCAATTTACGACGTTTCTTCGTTTTAGTCTCGATCAATTCGATATGAGATTTAAAGCGATTATTTGCGTTGTACAGATCCGACGCCTTTAGCGAAAGCAGATCCGAGATTCGCAAACCTAGATTAATTCCCAAAACGAAAAGCAATTTATTACGACCACTTAGGGCGCGTTTCATCTTATTGATATCGCGTTTATTTCTGATTGGTTGTACTTCTTTCATATTTGTTGTCCTCCTGAATGTATCATGCCGTATTTTTTTGTTACATTCATTATTGCATGATATCGCGCAGGTGTCAACGCATTTCTAAATAAAAATAAGGGGGTTTTAAGAATGGCAAGTAAAAAAGAACTAGAATCAAGGTTAAATCTAAAGCAGCGCGAAGCCGCTTTTATGTTAGTAGAGAACGAGCTAGCGCTAGACGAAGATAAGAAAACGCAGGAGGAAATCGCGTCCGAGTTAGGCGTTACGCGTATGTGCCTGTATAAATGGAGAACGAAAAATAAAGCGTTCATCGATTATAAGAACATTATCGCTGACGAATTCCTCGCAGAAATGCGACCTTTCGTATATAAACAGTTAATGCGTACGATCGGCGGGCAGCAACCATCGATTAAAGGTATCGATTTATACTTCCGACGTCATGCGTTACTTACTGATAAGAAGATTATCGAGGATAACACGACGGACGGCGCACGCAGCAACGCAGATCTAGCGAAAGAGTTAGAAGACATCAAAGCTATGACGCAGGGCGCGAAAGGTGGCGATCTGTAATATGTGGATCGGCTCAAAATTTCTGAGTCGTGAAGAAAGAGCGGAAAGAATCGCGATCGTAAAAGATCGCCTTTCTTCGCTTTTAGATCTTTACGAATCGGGCAACGCAAGCGAATACCATATCGAAATGATGCTGCGAGAAAAAGAAGAGCTTGTCAGACTAGAGCGAGTACATCGCGCCGAAGTAGATAACGCATTCTTTACGATGGAATATCTATCGGACGGGTACAACCCCGAAAATGACGATAATATTATACAAAATTCTGACGATGGTACGCCGCACCAAAATCTCGAAGAAATGGCGGGAATACATAAAGAGTTCTTCGGACTATGCGACGATGTAGACGCAGGCACGGGAACAAACCTTGCAATCGCAGCACCCCGCGGGCACTCGAAGTCGGGTATCTTTTCGAATGCGTACGTATTAAAAGGCATAGTATTCCGACAATTATCGCATAGATATATCTTAGTAGTTTCGGAAACGGACGACCTATCGAAAAAGCTGATCGGGTGGTGTAATAAGCAGCTTAAATTCAATAAGAAGCTGATCGAAGACTTCGGATTACTTCTATATGAAAACCCGATGGCAAACGAACGCGATAATGAGTCTTCTTTCATTACGCGGGCGAATCAATTAGTCGAGGCGAGTTCATCAGGGAAGCAATTACGAGGAAAACGCCACGGCGCACTAAGACCTACGAGCGTCGTCGTCGATGATCCATCGTCGATGAATAACGAAGGTACTAAAGAAGCGCGTCAAAAGCTGATCGACTGGTACAACGCCGTTGTATTACCGATCGGTGGTAAAACTACGAATCACATTCTAGTCGGTACGATGGTTTCTGCGACTGGGTTACTAGCGCACGTACTAAAACGACGAGATTTTCGACCGTGTTTCTATGATGCGATCGTCAACGAGCCTCAATTCCCGAAAATGTGGGAAGAGTACATCGATCTATACCTTCACGGTGCGGACGGCGCTTCCGATGAATTCTACGAGAAGAACGAAGTCGCGTTAATGCTAGGCGTAGAAACCGCGTGGGAATGGCGTTGGACTTATAAAGCATTAATGGAACGTAAGGCGAATATGGGTACGAAAACATTCAATTCCGAGTATCGAAACCGTGCTTTCAGTGAAGACGAAAAATTCTTCTTCGCCGAAAATTTCGGCTATTATACGTACGACTTCGATCATTATACAGGCGAAAGAGCCTGCGTATACGACGGGGAAACGTATAGCCTGCGCGATATGTCAATATCTGCCGCGTGGGATATCGCAATGGGTAAAAGCGCCCGCTCGTGCTATAACGCGTTATTAATAACGGGTAGACACGAAGCGTCAGGGCGCATTTTTGTGTTGGAAGAATACGCAACCAAAGAGCCACCGCATAAATTCATGAAAGGCATTATCGATCGTGTACGAGCATACCGACCAAACCTACTAGTAGTAGAGACGATCAACGCGCAGCATGAGTTCTATCGTCAGTTACAAGAAGAGCTGCCACGTCAAGGACTTTATACGACGAAAGTAGTCGATGTCAAAGCGCAGAAGGCTTCGAAAGAGCAGCGTATAGAATCATTAGAGCCGTATTGTGTTAACAAAACTCTAATTTTTAACAGACATCATAAGTTACTTCTAGAGCAGTTAGATGCATACCCGTACGGTGACTATGTAGATTCAGCCGACGCCCTTCAAATGTCAGTAGAGCACGTTGCACGCCCTAGATCTGTTATGAGAGATAAACCTAGTTGGTTATGATCTAGCGTTTATGTACGTGTAGGGAAGATTCGTCTTCGGGCGGTCTTCCTTAACATGAATTTTGGAGGTTGTCAAATATGGCAAAGATCATCGCAACATACGTTAACCCAAACAACATTCTAAATCTACCGAAACGCCCGTTAAAGGTGTATCTAGCGTCTCCATTCTTTAATGACGAAGAGATCGAACGCGTTGCATTCGTAGAGAAAACGTTACGCGAAAAAGGTCTAGAAGTTTTCAGCCCTCGCGAGCATCAAAATGAACATTTAGAATTCGGATCGGTAGAGTGGCGAAAAGCTACGTACCTTAACGACTGTCACGAGATCCTAAAGTGCGATATCGTTGTCGCAGTTCATTCGACTGATAGCGGCACAAACTGGGAACTAGGCGCAGCAGGAGCGTTACAACGTCCAGTTATCTTATTCGACGATAACACGGATCTACCACGAAACATCATGTTAACAGAATCGTGTCACGCATTTCTAGAAGGTCGCGAAGCACTAGAAGCATATAACTTCGATGTACGCATTAACGAACTAGAAAAAGTGTACTACGAAGGTACGGTTATCTAATTTGCAGCGCTCATTACGGGCGCTCTTTTTATTTATATAGGAGGCGATAGAATGACGAATCATAACTACCACGATAAGCACGATAGTACACAAGAAACGGAATACAAACCGAATGACACCTTATTCGAAGTCGGCAAGATGTTCCCGCATAAAGATGATCTAGAGCGTTTAGCAGATTACGAGACAGGCAAACGATTATACGAAGGAGATTTTAAATCGCTGCCGAAGCGAGCGCAGGAAATGTTAAAAGATACACCGCACGCAGAACGATTAAACTCGTTATATCTAGCGGTCAATCTACTAGACATCATCGTCCACAAGCCCGCCGATCTAATGTTTAACGAAGATCCAACATTCGAAAGCGGCAAAGATCCCGAATCAATAGAGCAGCAGCGACTTTCGGCAATCGTAGAAGAGAACGATCTTTCTGCATTAGGTCAAGAGCTAGTCGTAGGCGCAGGATTCCGAGGGGATTCGTTCATTAAGACGTATTTCTCATATCGTCAAGATTTTAGCGAGCTGCCTTTCATTCCGAACGGCGTCGAAATGGAATCGATCATCGAGTCGCAAGATCCTTCGACTGTATTCCCTGAGTTAGCGCGAGGATCAAAGAAGAAATTCAAAGCCGTAAACATTGCTGCAATCGAATGGGTTATTCAGCAGGACGGAAGCGAATTGCCTTATCTGAATGTCGAACGTCATATCGCAGGTTACATACAGTATAGACGTTTCCGTCTCGCACCGAATCCGAAGATCACTACGAAATATGGAATTAACCAACCGCAGTACGAAATACTAGCGGAAATCGATGAAGACTTCCGAGTAGTTCAAACGGGCGTACCTATGATCCTAGTACGACATATCCCGTATAAAGCGATCGATACGCATTGGCGAGGAATTAGTACAACGAAGAAAGTCAAGTCGTTAATCTATGCGATCAATGATCGTCTAACACAAATCGATTATATATTAATGAAACATAGCGACCCGACGGCTTACGGCGTGGATCTGCAAAATGTCAATCTTACATGGGGCGGTCGTTACATTCCATTAAGAGACGGCGAAGTAGCACCCGCTTATATGACGTGGGACGGAAAGCTAGCGGATGCATTTAAGCAACTAGAAACGTTAATCAATCTAGTTTTCCAATTATCAGAAACGCCGCAATGGTTATTCGGTACATCGATCGGAAACGTCGGAGGGACTGGGACGTCTCATACTGACGGTTCGGCGATCAAAGCGCGATTTATGCCGATCTTATCGAAGGTCAAGCGTGTACGTACGAATGTCGATCGAGCTTTCAGAGATTCACTATACTGCGCTCAGTTACTAGAGAATTTCGCAAATGAAGGATCTTTCAATCATTACGAAGCGGTTTACCCGAAAATCAGATGGCGCGACGGTTTACCTGCTAACGAGAAAGAGCAGGCGGAAATCATGCAAATCCGTACGGGCGGTATGCCTACGATCGATCGTTTAACTGCTATCAAGGAAATGGACGGTCTAGACGATATTCAAGCGCAAGCCGTGGTCGAGAGAATCGAAGAAGACGAGAAAGCGTTAAAGCCTGCGACGCCGAACGTATTCAACGAAGAAAGCGATCTAAATCTAGATCTAGAATTGAAAGAAGACGAAAAAGTAAATGAGGGATAAGCGAATCGAGCCGTCTTACGTATATAACGTTGGGCGGCTTGTCCGCATTTATCAGCGGGCACTTAAAAACATGCAGGCGCAAATAGATCAGATGGAAATCGCCGACCTTAATCGAGCTACTGGAATCGCACTTATGCATAATATCCAAATGGAATTAATTAAGGTAGATAAAGAGGCAGCCGAATGGATCAAAGAAAATGTACCACTCGCAGCAAAAGAGGGGATCGCACAAACGCTACACGCTCTAGGATATGCGGACACGATCGAAGCTGCATATCGTATCGCTCGTTTTAGTCAAGTAAATAGCGATATGGCGAGAGTAGCAGCAGCGGACACGATGAAAAATGTCCTCGCGATTACCGATAACATGGCGAAAGAGATGCAACGCGGTATACGTAAAGTATCGATGGAAGTAATTGCGCAAGGGATCGCAACGTCTCGTAATTCTACCGTTATGTCGGATCAGCTAAAAGAGAAGATCAAAGAATTAAAGAAGGAGCTAAAGGATTCCGTAGATACTGGGATCATCGACAAAAGCGGTCGCCGTTGGTCTGTCGAACATTATACGGATATGCTCGCACGTACGAAGCTCACTGAAATACAGAAGGAAGCAACGACAAACGAAGCAATCGATCGAGGCGCTTATTATGCGACTATCTCTTTTAATGGATCTACGAAAGACTCGTGCCGATTCCATCAAGGGCGAATTATTAAGTTAACAATGGAGGCGGAAGGGAACTACCCGACGTACGATCAGTTAAAGGGAACTGGGCAGATCTTTCACCCGAATTGTAAACACCATATCGTACCATTCCGAGACTACGACAAACTAGACGACCACTCGAAGGAGATTGCGAAGAGGCAAGAAAAGATCGGAGAAGCTGCGGAAAAAGCGGGCGGACGTGATCCTAATTTAAGAAATGAAGAAAAAAGTTAAAAAGTTTACGCAATGTATACAATTAATGATCGATTAGTCGTACCTATAGTATGAGGAAAGAGATAACAAAACAAACCTTACGACGGGGTTAAACATCGGAATCTATGACCGACGGGTTAAAAACGGGGGTATCACAATGACAGAGAAATTAGATAACCAAACTCACGAAGAGGAAATCAAGACGGACGAGCTAAAGGACGACGAAAAGGTCGTTACAATGAAGCAATCCGAACTGGACGAGCTTATCGTACGTAATAAGAACAAAGTGAAAGCGAAGTTCGCAGATTACGACGAGATTAAAGCGAAAGCCGACGCAGCAGATCAAGCAGCCGAAGACGCACGTTTAGCAAAACTAGACGAAGTTGAAAAGGCGAAAGAGATCGCAGCGAAGAAAGACGAAGAGATCGCAGCAGCTAACGCACGTATTGCAGCGCTAGAAAAAGCGGATCGAGATACAAAAGTAACGAATGCATTTAATGCAGCAGCTAAAGCGGCGCACATTCCCGAAGCATATTTAAAAGATGCTCGAATGTTAGCGGGCATTACTGACGAAACGGAAGTCGATAAGATTGCCGAAATCGTTACGCAGCTAGCTACGGATCGCCCGTACTTAGTTAAGAAAGAAGAAGTTAAGCAGCGAGAAATCGGCGGCGCATCAAATGGCGGCGGACAGAAGACCGAAAAAACGGACGAGCAAATTCTAGAAGAGTTAGCAGCAAAAGTTCGAAAGCACGGTCGCATGGACGATAAGGTCAAATATGCGCAAATGAAACATAAGTTAGGGCGTAAATAGCTCTCAACATAAATAATTAGATCTGTCAAGTCGTCCAAAACGGGCGGCTTTTTTCATTACACAAAACTCAGGGGGTTATTAATTATGACTAAAGAAACTAAAGTATACTCAAACGAGCTAATCGGTGTTAAGGAATCCGTAACGGACGAATTCTTAATGCTTAATCCACTTCAAACGCCTATGTTAAATCTATTAGGATTCGGAAGCCCAGTTACAAACGTCGAGCACGTATGGTTCGAAGATGAAATGTTCGCACAAGAGAGCACGTTAACAAAGCCTTTAGCGGCTGACGCAACGGCTATCGAAGTAGAAAGCGGCGAAGCATTCCGATCTCGTCAAGTGATCCGAATCGGCGAAGAATTAGTCTTAGTAGCTAAAGTAGAAGGCGAAAAGTTAACAGTATTGCGTGGTTACGCTGATACGGTTGCGGGTACTGCGGAAATCGGTGAAGTAGTAGAAGTAATGTTCGTAGAAGGTGCGGAAGGCTCAGACGCTCGCGAAGGTCGCTACAAGCCACGTACACGCGGTTCTAACATTACGCAGATCTTCGACGAAACTGTAGAATTAACGGGTACTGCGATGGCGGTAGCTCAGTACGGCGTAGATAACGAGTACGAGAAAGAGAAACAAAAGAAACAACTAGAATTAGCGTTAGCGTTAGAAAAAGCGGTTATCAATGGTATTCGCTACGAGCAAGGAAATAAACGTATGATGCGCGGTATTCGCTCATTCATCGAAACGAACGTTATCCCTGCAAGCGGCGCAGGCGTTGCGGACGAGCACTTAATCGAAGCATTCCGTATGATCTTCGAGGCGGGCGGATTCAATGCAGGCGGCGATTATAAGATCATCGTAGGCGCTACGCAAAAGATCGCAATCTCTCAATTCGGTAATGCGCAGATCCGATTAACTCGTCAAGATAACGGACGCGGACAGGTAGTAGATCATTACGTATCTGACTTCGGAAACGCTGAGATCTTACTAAATAACAACATGCCTGCGGGTGAAATTTTGGTAATCGATGCGAATCGCTTATCTATCCGCCCACTACAAACGCGTGATTTCTCTCATGAGTTCTTAGGTAAGAAAGGCGACTACATGCAAGGTATGTTAATCGGCGAGTACACGCTAGAAATGTTACAAGAAGCGGCACACGCTAAAATCACAGGTCTTGCGACTGGCAAAGCGAAAGTACCTGCGACACGAGCAGCAGCTAAAAAATAATCGAAATGGATCGGCTAGGGCTTAACGGCTCTAGTCGCTTTTTCGTATACGGGAGGTCGTGATATATGGAGCGAATCGCAGAAGCGACGGAACATATCGACGCTTACGTCATCAGCAACGAGGACTGGCACGACGCTGACGAGGCAAAGAAAGTTCGTCTTATGAATGCGGCAGATAGAACGTTAACGAAGAAATTCAAGGGCAATACGATCCCTGATAACGCAATTTACGAATTCGCTGCGTATCTAGCTATCGTTTACAATGACACGAACAAAATGCAACAACAAGGCATTGCGTCGTTTAGTGTTACGGGCGTAGGTTCTTTCACGTTCAAAGAAAACAATGTATCTAGTGCGGTTGGTCAATCGCTTAATGATCTGATCCCCGATAGTGTAATCGAGCTTATAGAAGAAGTAAATGAAGAGTTACACATATCAGGGCGAGAAGTGGGGTGGCTTACGTAATGGCAATCGTACCATTAAAGCAAATAGTCACTAGGCGAAGAGCGATCGGCGATCTCGATATGTGGGGAAAGCCCGAAGAGGTCGAAACGGTCGAACTTAAATGTCGTGCGGTCGAGGGATCGCACACCACAACGGATCGAAATAGTCAAGTACAGGGCGCTACGATTGTAGTCGAGCTTAAATTGTTACTCGATAAAATTGCGGATATAGGGTACGAGGACGAAATAGAGTACATCAACGAGTCGGGAACGGTGTACAAAGGCAGTCCGAAAAACATTAAAATTCAGCGGGACTTTAGCGGTAAACCGTTAATGACTACGGTGTTTATCTAATGGCGGGCTTTACACTAGATTTCGGCAGTTTCGACGGTAACATGCAGCGGATTGAAACGGGCGTCAATAACTCGACTAAAAAAGCGATGCACGATTGCGTAGACGATCTCGCTCGTATTTCGTCAAATATTGCACCGATCGATAAAAGTAGTCTACGTAAATCACATAAAAAGACCGTCAAACAACAAGGCGATCAAGTAGTCGGAGAAGTTTCGTTCTCAGCGTTCGGACGAGGAAACTTTAATTACGCAATAGCGATGCACGAGTGGTCTTATACGCCGAGTGTAACGGGAGCTTTTAACGGCTATGCGATCGGTAGTAAGTACTTAGAACGACCGCTAAAGGGTGAATCACAAAAGTACTTACAATGGTTGGGCGAAGGTGTACAGAAAGGATTGAAGTAGTATGCGTATAGCAGATGTCGAAAAGTATGTCAAGTCGCTCGTACCGCACACCTACTACGCCTATTCTTATCCCACGACGGCGAAAGATGAATGCGCCCTGATCTTACTACATGGCGGAATGCCTACGAGAAGTACGGGCGTACGACAACCGACATTACAGTTTTTAGTACGTGGAAAGCCTGACGACGTTCAAGGCGCAGAGGCGAAAGCGAACGAGCTTTACGAAGAGTTTAAGTATAAAGAAGAGATTATGATCGGAGACACTTCGGTCACTGAAATATATGCGTTACAATCCTATCCATTATGGACGGGAAAGGACGAGGCGAAACGTCCTATATTTTCGCTAAACTTTCAACTAACTATACGGGGGTAATAATTATGACAAACGCAAAAACTTCATCTATCAATGTGCCGATCGGTGCTGCAATCGTAGAATACGGCGAGGGCGCAGATATGGTAGTCTTCGACATTACAAAGGGCGGTATCTCATTCGGCGTATCGACGTCAGTACAGGAAGTTACGGTCGATCAGTTCGGTGAAACGCCTGTAAAATCGATCATGAAAGGTCGTAAGGCAGAAACGACAGTACCTTTCGCATTGCACGACTTAAAGCGACTGGGCGCGGTAATGCCTAACTCTAAATATGTAGAAGAAGGCACGAAAAAGGCGTTATTCGTATCAGCTAACGCAGGTTTCGATATGCTATCGACTGCTAAAAAGATGGTTATCAAACCAACCGATCCAAACGCTACGGCAAACGACTGGATTACAGTACCAAACGCAGCGGCGTCGGCTGATCCTGATTACACGTTCGATCCTGATAACGAGCGTATCGCAAACATTACATTCAATGCGTTCCCTGAGGCTGACGGCACGCTTTACATCTTAGGTGACGAGACTGTAAAACAAGCGGCAGGCGCAGCGACTCGCGCAGAAGTTGAGGCGTTCCAAGCTGAGAAAGACGCGAAAACAAAATAACGATAACTAACGACTAGGGCTGCGGCTCTAGTCTTTTTTGTCGTTTATCGGCGTTTATGTACGTACAAAGCATATTTTTTGTGTTTTGTCAAACTCGACAAGGAGGAACTTACATGCTTACAAAAATCGCAAACATATTCACGAAAAAGGAAGCGGAAAAAGCAATGCTAGCGCCCGATACGTTAACGCTAGGATCGAAGAAAGTACGAATTCGTAAAGTAACGCCGAAAGAGTTTAAGGAAATGATCGCCGTTACTGGGAACGTTCCGAATCTCGTTATACAGGTTATGAGCGCGCCCGAAGATCAATACGCTATGTACGCACTCGCAGCGGTAGAGAATGCGACGGACGACTTCGTAACGATCACATCAGCATTAACAGGAATCGACGAAGATTACCTACATGGTGAAGTGGGAATGTCCGAAGTAATCGAATACCTCGTGCAAATGGTCAAGTACAACGATCTAGAGCGAATGGTAAAAAACGTAATAAGCCTATTACCGAAAGCGAAGAAGACGACGGAAGCGACGGAGACGATCGAAGAAACGACGGAGATCTAGACGATCCCTTCGATAGTTTCCTTCTAGAAATGGCTGCCGTAATGGGCGTAACACAAAGACAGATCGAAGAAGACTATTATCTTATCGATCTTGCAATGTATGCGGAGAAGTCGAGAAATCGCAAGGCTGCGCACAAGTTAGATCTACTAACGATCGCAAATGCGAAGAGTCTCGAACAAGATGCGTACCGCGATTTAGTTCGTAGTTGGACGAGAGAAGCGGGCATCAAACCAAAACGGGAAAAATTCAGTCGTAGCAAGTTCGAAGAGCTACGAGCACTATCATAAAGGAGCGTGATTGTATGGCTGCAAATGCAGGCGAGGTACGGGCGCGGCTCGTACTAGATAACGCTCAGTTTCGACAGGGCGTAAGTCAAGCAAGACAAGATATGCAAGGACTAGGACAGGGGGCGCAAAGCACGTCGCAAGGTATGTCGATGTTAAACAAAGCATCGGCAGCCGCGGGCGTTGCCGTAGTAGCTGCGGTAGGCGCTTCCGTTAAAGCTGCGGCAAACTTCGAACAGTCAATGGCGAAGGTAAAAGCGATCTCAGGTGCGACCGATACCGAATTCGCACAGTTAACCGCAACTGCGAAGAATTTAGGAGCGACGACACAGTTCAGCGCCTCACAAGCTGCGGACGGTTTGGCGTTTCTATCGCTAGCAGGTTTCAAGGCGCAAGACTCTATCGACGCAATGCCCGCCGTATTAAATCTAGCGGCAGCAGGCGCGATCGATCTAGGAACTGCGGCGGACATCGCATCTAATATCATGACAGGGTTCGGACTAGAGGCGAAAGATACGAGCAAAGCAGCGGATATCCTAGCGAAGACATTTACGACGGCAAATACCGATATGAATCAATTAGGTATGGCGATGAAATATGTTGCACCAGTAGCGAATGCATTAGGTTGGGATATGACCGACGCAGCGACGGCAGTAGCGAAAATGTCCGACGCAGGTATTCAAGGATCACAAGCAGGTACGTCATTACGTGCGATGTTACTATCGTTAGCAAATCCAACAGGACAGACGGCGAAGGCTTTCGATAAGTTAGGGATCAGCGTAGTAAATTCAAACGGACAATTCAAGCCGCTTCCTGAGTTAATCAGTCATATTAGTTCGAAAATGGAAGGCATGACAGACGCACAAAAAACCGTAACCGCAGCGCAATTAGTAGGTACGGAAGCGTCGGCGGGTTTCCTAGCGTTAATTAAACAGGGCGCGCCCGCATTACAAGAATATAAGACGTCATTAGAGCAATCGGGCGGAACTGCGGAACGTATCGCGAAGATCCAACAAGAAACGCTTATCGGCGCATGGACGCAAGTAAAATCTGCTGCGGAAGGTTTGGCGATCGCAATCGGTGAAACGCTATTACCTGCATTTACTGCGGTAGCAGGTGGCGCGACTACTCTTCTAGGCGCATTGTCTGACATCGATCCTAGATTTATATCTGCGGGACTAGCTGCGGCGGGAACGGCTGCGGGGTTAATGATCTTCGTAACTAATATCGGTAAAGTTGTATCTGCATTAAGTACGTTACGACTCGCTATGATGGCGAATCCTTATACGGCTGCAATCGGTGCGGTTGCGTTAGCAGTCGGAGGACTTACGTATATGTTAACGGGAGCGAAGAAGGAGACAGAAGAGTACAAGGACGTAAACCTCGACACGTATCAATCGTTAGGCGAGCAAGCCCGTACACTCGAAGACGTTTCGACTCAGTACGAGAGAATGCGAGGAAAAGTCAACTTAACTTCTGGCGAGCTACTTCGATATCGTGACCTACAAGAAGAAATTAAACGTGTAGAGAATCCCGAAACAAAGAAGGCGTTACAAGCCGAACTCGACGGACTGACGAAAAAGTCGAAAGTTAATAACGAAGAGATTAACAAGACTATCGGACTATCTGACGATCTTATCAACAAAGCACCGACTACGGCGCAAGCATACAGTACAACGGGCGCAGCTATAGCAGAGAATACGGACGCAGCAAAAGAACTCGTTAAGGCGTTAAAGGAGAAACAACAAATCGAGCTATCGCAGCAGATCGCACAAGGTTATAAAAACCAAGTTAAAGATCTGCAAGACTACAAGAAAGCCGTAGACGAGGGTAACGAGGCGATCAGTAGGCGTAAGGGCATACAAGATAGCGTAGATATGTTGCAGGTACGCGTAAATGAGCGTGAAAAAGAGTATCAGGCGCATGTCGCGGCGGGGAACACAATACAAGCCCACTTCGCTAAAAACAAGCTAGAGAATGCGCAAAAGTCTTTAGAAGCTGCGAAGCAAGAGCAAGCGACGAACGAACAAACGATACAACAAGCACGCGGACAAATTGCGGATCTTGACGCAAAACAAGCGAAGCTCGAAAACGCCGTAGCTATCCGAATTAAAGAACAAATGGCAGTAGCAGGGGTCGCAGCAGAGTCGGGCAAGGAGATCGAAGCACTCGACAAAGCTATCGAAGGGCACAACAAGAAGCTCGAATCGCTAGAAAAGGCGAAGAACTCACAAGACGGGCTTAACGATAAGCAAAAAGAAGAGTACGACAATCACATGAAATCGAAGGAAGCTGCGGAAAAGGCGAAAGAGGAGATCACGAAGACTCGCGACGAACACGCGAAGAACACCGAAGAGATCAAGAAGCAAAAAGAGGAATACGGCAAACTTAACGACGAGATTCAAAAGCCTTCGGAAAAGGAAGTAAAACTAAAGAAAGAGCAAGCCGAAGCCGATAATAAAAAGCTAGAAGAAGACATCAAGAAAAAGGCGGACAAGCAGGCGGGACTAGATCCGAAAGAAGCCGAAGCGAAAAACGCGAAACTAAAAAAGGAAGTCGAGGAAAAGGCGGCAAAGAAGGCGGATCTCGATAAGAAGGAAGCCGACGCAAAAGTCAAGCAGCTCGACAAGGACGTAGCAGCGAAGAAGGTCAAGGAAGTACAAGCGAATACTGCGCCCGCGAATTCGAAGATCGAAGATACGAATAAAAAGGCGACTGAAAAGAAAATCAAAGAAGTACAAGCGAATACTGCGCCTGCAAATTCGAAGATCGAAGA